GTTGCTTTTTTTGATGCAAGAGCTGACCTGTCTGTTCCATACATATCGCAATCACCATCTATATAAAAATCTTCTGGCGACTCGTCTGGATATAGATTGATGGGTATATATTTAATGTTCCACAACTCAAAAAAATCTTGAACATTTTGGGATGCAGTTGACTCTTCTTGAACACATACTCTTGCACCTACTAATTGTTTTGCACTTATAACCCCAAGATTTTTCCTTACAATAAATCCCTGACCATCATAAAAAGTTGTTGGTAAAAACTCTATTTTCCATTTAACGTTTCTTGAGTAGGTCCATGTAGTTGTTGCAGAAAGAATATCAATAGTTCCATCAAATAACATTTCAAATCTTGTTCTACCATCTACTTCTACAAAATCTATTTTATCTTTATCTCCAAACATTGCGACTGCAAAAGCACGACATATATCTACGTCAAATCCTTTCCAAACTTCATCTCTCTTAATACTAAAACCATAGACATCATTGTAAGTTCCACAAATGACTTTACCTCTGTCTAAAATTCTTTCAACAGTTGAACCAAAATATGGATTATATTCATCACCAACTCTATAACCCATCCCCATCATATGTTTTTCTTTGTGTATTTCTTCTACTTTTCGCAACCTCTCAAGTTCAGCTCTAAGTTCAGATAGTTCCTCAGAACGTATAATAGTTGTCTGTGCAGGACCAAAAATCGGTATCTCATTTGCATTCCTTACTACACCCGATGGTATTTTTTCAACTTTTTTTTCTTGTTCGATGATTTTGATTGGAGCTAATTTTGAAGGAATAACAAAAGTATCACCTTTTTTTACATCTCTATCCCAATTGTAATTACCCGTGATTTTTTCAAGAACAGATAAAAATTCACCTCTATCTTTATATCCCGCTTTTTTCATCATTGCAGGAATATCAAGACGATTTCTTATTGTAAATTCAGCCTTTATTTCAACCATTGTCGTTTCTTGACCTTGAAGGACATACCCTTGTCCTATCCCAAGAATCCAAAAAGAGACAAAAAGTGAGAATAAAATTTTATGTATCATTTCAGTGTTCGATATACTTCCATAAGTTGATCATCTGCCAGGGGAGTTGTCATTGTGTAAACTCTTTGATGACCGATTTCCATATATGCTTTTAGGTCTGCAAAACTAGGGTATTTTGCTTGTAAATTGTGAAGAAGATGATCTGGATCAAGATGACATTGAGCACAAACATTGTCTTTTGCAAATACTCTAGTTGCTTGTTTGTACCTGTCACTCTGAGTTAGAATAGCAGACAAATCTTTCTCAATGTAATTAATCTTGTCTTCCATGCCTGGTAAAATCATGAAGATCAAATATGCGAGCAATCCAATAACTACAAATGAAAATGTCTTAACACTCTTGATTGTATTGAAAGTATCTGTCTCTATTTGTTTTATCGGTTCAAATTTCACTTCTTCTTCGCCGTTTGTTTCTACTGTAGCTTGGACACTACCAGTTGAAGTTGAATTTTTTCTTTTGCCTCGTTGTTCGGCCATTTCAATTCCTCACAAAAAATTAGTTTTTACCTCTACCAACTTGTATAAGTTTTTTACTTACTTGTTGTGAGAACCACTTTAATACAATCGGGATACTCACATTTGATGTTAAACCGAATAGAAACCCAATCGGATATCTATAACTCTCATAAGGTGCTAATTGTGGAACATTCGTAAAAACAATTGAGATAAGAATGTATCCTGTCACCGACATTCCCATATTAATAAACAAATCAAATACGATCATGAGTTTATTATCTGCATATTTTTCTTTATGATCAGTCCTATAATTAAATAAGAAAATCCAAAAAGAAGAAAACAGGACTAAACCGATCATTGTCAGTTCAGACATTGAAAATATATCAATCATTATTCGCCTCTTTCTTAACTAGTTTCAATAAGTCAGCCGTACTACCCACAAATAATGCGTTAGTAACGTTCTGAGCTTTCGTTACTTCTTGACGCTCACTCTCAGATTTTAACCGATTTTTCTTTTGATGCAGATCCATGAGTTTTTCTTGAGCATCAGTCATGTTTTTGAGAAGTTGACCGAATACTTCAAAGGCTCTTGGAGATTCCTCTGACTTTGCTATGTCGAGAAGTTCCTCCATTGCATCCCTACCTCTTTCAATAACATCGTACATATTCTCACGAGCATACTGAAAATCATTGTCTGCTTTTTCATCTTCAGTTTGACTTTCAATGACTGCTGGAGAAGTAACAGTACCAATTGTATTTATTACATCAGTCGTTTCATCGACTAAATCAAGATGTTTTTCAATTCTTTGTTCGACAATTTTTTTCACTTCTTTCATAGTAACTTATTTAGGAGTCAGTCCCACTCACAGGGTCATGAGTTTTTCCGGCAGGAAAGAATGAAAATGTTTCACTGAATCCAAAATCTTCATCTGTGATGTCTGATGTTTTTGAAACTACATTTGTTCTACTTATTGTCTTACCCGCTGTTGCAGCTTCACTCGATTCCTCTGATAGTACTCTCATACGAGTAGAGTCATCAAACTCATGTCCATCAAGAACTATATTATTAACTGTAAATGGTGTGCTATCTTCTGTGATGATGAATATTGGTTCTGCAGGCACATCTTCTGTCATCAGATGAGTATCAACTGTAACATCTGTAATGACCTTTGCATTGTCTGTAACATCTGGAAACAAATAACTCTTCATCACAAAACTGAGAGTCCAAATTATTGAACGTCTTGTAGCAAAATCACCCTCATAAGTGTCTTCACTTGTAACAGAATTAAGGACCAAGGGAATGTCCATCTTTATTCCCATAGAAGATACAAGTGTCATACTGAAGGTAAACTCTGGTGTAAAAAACGGAAGAATTTGCTCCAATATCTGTGTTCCATCCTCTGCGTTCTTCACAAAACAATAAAGAGAAAAGTCATAATTGTAAGGGACAGGATTGAATTGTTTTTTTAGACCTGTCGTTCCTGTCTTGACATTTCTGCCCATTGTGTTTAGTTTTCTTGTACCATCATATGTCATTGCAGTCATCTCAAATCCCATTCTTGGAACAGTCAATGCAACTTTTGGATTGAGATTTGGGTCACCACTTATGCGAACAAGCATTTTATCTTTAGGTCCATAAGATAATGGTATCTTTAGGGATTCAACCACCTCATCTGAAGAATTTGTCCTACGAACCTCTATATTATTAAATAATGTTCCAAACGCAACCACCATTTTGCGGCTGATTTGGTGATAAAAATATGTTCCAAACATTACGGATTCTCTCCAAATGGATTACCTTCAGTAAAGTCAAATACTGAATCTGCATCAATTTCAAATTGTTTGTTTGCTGAAACTTGATCAGATGTTGAATTATCGATTGTTTGTAAAGTCTCTGCTGTTTCAGTAGTTGATTGTGTAGCCGCAAAAGTACCAGTTGCTAAACTATCTGCACCAGTAATTATCTCACCTACTGAAAAATTACCAGTAAGGTTGATAAGGTAAAGATAACTTGTAGACGAGTCCCATCTCGCAACTTCTGCTGTCTTAGATGATGTTCCACCTGTGACAGTTTCACCCTCTGTAAATGTACCAGAGATAGAGGATAACTCAAATGTACGAACAAGTGATTGTTTTTGTTCAATAACATCAACTTCCTCAACACCAGTATCCAACTTTTCATCAGAGTAAGTGAAGAGTTCACAAGTCAAGTCGAATGTGGGAAGAGCTCCTGTCTGGTAAAAAGGAGTTTCGTGTTCAACAAACATTACCTGAAAGAGTTTTTCAGTCAAAGGGAAGAAAATTAAGTCACCCTCTTTTGGACGAACACCAATGTCAAGTCCTTCAAATGCTCGTCTTGCAACCGAAAACACAATCTGGTCACGAATTTCCAGACCAAACTTTGATACTAAATCACCTTCTCCCTCAAATCCATCTACTGACTTGATATACATTTCAATAGAGTAAGCATCTTTGTATTCTGAAATAGAATCCTCGCCAAGAATTGTATCCTCGTTGACAAGTGTTCTTGGAATGTAATTTACATCGTGTCCATAGATTTGTATGGACTCTGTGACTAAAGAATGAAGAAGTTCCTGTTCATTCCTAGCGTCAAAGTTGCGAAAGTAAGTATTTGTTGGCATCTCATCCTACGTAGAAGTTGTCTGGGAGTTGATATCGCATTTGCATTTCTTCTTCAAGTTTTTCTACTTCACTATTACCATCGTCATAAATCTGTCTTCCGTTGAGAGTTACACCGCCTGGTAACTGTACACCCTCATACTTAATGAGATTTGCACCCCATTGTTTCTTAAAGAGAGAGGTTACATATTTCTTGAGAAAAATATCGTTAAAGAGTTCTGTGTAAGTAGAACCATCTATTTTCTTGAATACCAATGCTATTATTGCATCTCCAATTTCAACAGCTGTATCCCAATCCATGTCAATGTAAAGTTTGTCTGTCAAACGATTGAAACGAACCTGTCTTGATTGCGATGATCCAAAAACTTGATTGAGTAAAGAAAGGTTTTGTCTTCCTGTCACGTAGTTTGATATTCCTGCGCCTGTGACAAGGTGTGGTAATTCATTTAGACGAAACTGATATTCAAAAGAGAACATATCGTTAGACGAAAGACCTTTACTTACTGGAAGAATGTCCTGAACACCAATGATTGTGTCATCAACTGTGAGTGCTCGTGAATCTATATTTCCAAATGAAACTGCTGTTGCTTGTGTTCCATGAACTGCTCCTGTAGCTCCAGAACTTGAACCTGTTACAGTTTCTCCTGCGACAAAAGTGTTAGCAACTGTATTTGCAGCACGAATACCATTTCCATCAAAATGTTTTTTAAACTTTAGAACTGTAGTTGATGTTACCTCATGAATTGTTGCAGTTGCGTTTGATGAACCACCAGTAATTTTTTCACCCTCTGTAAATGTTCCTGTGGATGCACTTGCAAAAGTCAAGGTGCTTGGTTCGACTAATTCTACAAGAAAATGTCGTTCTGTTCCGTCAAAGTGATATTCTTGAAAATACTGAATTGCTTCGTCAATCAAATCATCCATCTGTTCATCCGCAAGATTGACTTCAACAACTGGTTTACCTAACTTGCGAAGCGCATATTCTTTCAATTCAGTTGTAGATGCTGGTTGTGTTGCTGACATATTTTTTATCCGTTGTTGATTTCAGCAGAAGCACTTACTGTGATTAGACCTTCTGCAAGTCGTTCTTTTATTGTTCCGCCACTTTGTGTAAAAGTAAGTGAGTAGAAATACTTACCTTCTGCAAGAGCTGCGGTCTGAGTTGCAGTTAAAGAGAAAGTGCAGTTTGCACCTGAAACAGAAGTAGTAAATGTTTGGAGAGTGTTTGCGTATGCAAAGTTCTTGATGATTCCCCCTGCGACTGTTCCAGAGGAAATTGTGACCGCTGCAGAAGAATTATTCTCTGCACCTATTGTCTTTTCAAACGTAGCACCTTGGTCAATGGTGTAGTTTTGAACCTTCTTTTTGAGTGAAACTGCCATGGAAAATCCGTAGTATTGTAATGAACATATTTATCTCTTAATATTTATGAAACTACAACACGACTGTTTTCTCATGGCCTACAATTATATTAGGGTCAACCCAGATATCATAGTTATTATCTCTTGCACGATGACAAAATTCAACATCATCCCAGACAAACTCTTCCCAACCATTGGGATATTTTTTCACTCTGGGATGAAACCAAGGGTAGGTGAAACTCTCAAAAACACCTCTTTTGACAAGCATCCAACCCATTCCAGTATAATCAACTCGAAACAACTTACCTTTTTTCTTTTTGAGGTCTTTTCTTTGTAAAAAACGATAATAAGCATTGTCTGCAAAGAAATCTTCATCCATGTGTTCTACAGTTGCATAGTTGATATTGTCTTGCATCATGTAAAGACCAGAAATGATGTCTCTGTCATGGTCTATGAGTTTGAAGAATTGTTCTGGTTTGAAGACGATATCGGAGTCAATCCACATGATATAATCATAGTCAATCTTTCCACCAAATGGTTTTTGGTCTGTGCCTCGGTCTAAGGATGCACCAAGACATTTGGTTCTTACGTGATAGATGTTGCAAAGATATTGTTGAGAAAGTCCGTAAGAGATACCGACTTTGGGAAGTTCACCTAGAAGTTCAGTCCAACATTGCAAAAATCTGCCAGAGAACGACGCCCCTGGCAGACAAAATATAATTTTCATAATATAATTTGGTGTTCTAATTATTCAGGTTTGGGGTTTTTTTCTTTGACAGCTTTTAATTTTTTATAAAAATCAGAAGTTTTATTTAGTTTTCCTTTATCTATCGCATGCCAAAGTAGGTCGAGTTGTTCTTCTAAACTAGGATATTCTGGTTTTCTTTTGTATTGATATTCAACTTTTAAGAAATTGAAATGCAGCATTCTTTGATCATCACTAAATGGTGTTTTATTGCCATCACCATCTACATTAAATAATTCTCGTCCATCATCGTCTGGATGTTTCATTTTTGTTTACCTACTTTTAAAAAATTAGTCGTATATTGTTGCGTTAATATTTGTAACACCAGCATCTCCGAAAAGAAAACCAGCTATATACACCTGAGCAGTATAACCAGTATTATTGTTCAACTGCAACGCATTTGTAGCAGATGGATATCCCCCACTGTTAGCTTGTACACTAAAACCACCATCACCTCCACTTGTATGATTAAATCCATAACCCCCTAATGTGAAAATATACGTTCTATGAGTTCTTCCAGAGTGTAATGCTTCCAACCACATCAACCCATTTACATCCGTATAAGCATCAGTGTTTCTGAATAAATCAACAGTTGCACCATTTGCCATAGATGTATTACTATAATAGAATTGTCTAATCTTTTGATGTGTTGCTATGTTTTGAATAAATGGCACAAACATCTCAATTTCACTATGAATTCTCAATCTTTCAGTAGGAGAACCGCTACTTGCTGGTGTAACTTG